GAGCAGATTGAAGAGATTGAACGGTATAAAATTTTTGATTACGACTATTACCGCGTTTTTGGTTTAGGGCAGCGTGGCAAACTTAAAACCGGTGCCGAATTCTATCACGCATTCAACAGAGGTAAGCATGTAAAGAAGTTAGCGTTCAATCCTGCTTTACCGGTCCACCTGACTTTCGATTTCAATGTGTTACCCTACATGACCATGCTCTGTTGTCAGATAGATACCACCGGAGGTAAAACAATATTCAGGTTCTTTAAAGAATACTGCTTAAAGAATCCGGATAATAGTTCACGCGCAGCTGCTCAATATTTCATCCGTGATTTTGCTGAACATAAGCCGGTAGTATTTTATTATGGAGATGCCAGCGGGAAGAATCGCATTGCAGGGCAAGGAAACAAGCGCAACTTTGATGATATTGAAGCGGTGCTATTGCCTTTTCTTCATGCCGGAAGCGATAAAGTTTTAAAGCAAAATCCGGGCATCTTCAGCGCGCGCGACTTTGAGAACCTTATTTTATCCGGTTACTACAATGGAGTTGAAATAGAGATTGACGAAAGCTGCACAGAGTTAATTTCTGATATGGAGAATGTGAAAGTGAGCATTGATGGCAAGGACAAAGAGATGTTTACGGATAAGACTTTGAATGTTCGGTATCAGAAATACGGGCATACCTCGGATGCAAAAACATACCTCATCGTATCGGTATTGTGGGAGCTTTACAAAGCAAAGTCCTCACACGGTTGAAAGTGAAATAAACATAAGGTGAAATAATTTCCTCTTTTGTTTACTTTCGCAATAATATTTCAACTATGATAACACTACAAGAGGCTCTTAAGTTATGCGCGTTGCGAATTACTGCACCTGCATTAGGAACACATCCGCACTATGAACGAGTAAAGAAATTCGCAAAACTTTATGAGCAACTGATTACAGGCGAAGACCATGAAACATTGTTGCAGGAATACTTCTACAAGGAAAGCAAAGGTGAAATAGATAAGATTTCCAAAATTACCCAACCGATTACATCATCGGTATGCAATGCATTGATTGCAGCATTTAAGAAGGTATTGCGGACAAATCCTATTGTAAGAAAGATTGATTTCGAAAAGGATTTAGATACTAAGAAGCCGGTAATCGAAAATGCCATCAACAATTACTACAGCGGCTCTTCTCTTGATTATTATTTGGAAAAAAGGTTTCATGACCTTTCATTCATTGACCCGAATGCGTTTATCATTACTGAATTCGAGCCATTAACTGACCTTTTAACGAAAGCAAAGCCATATCCATTTGAGGTTACAAGCGAAGAGGCTGTAAACTTTTCTTTAAAGAACGGAGTGCTGCAATTTTTATTAGTTGAGCAGGCCGGTAAGCTGTATATGTATTTGGAAGACCATGCCATTACATTTACAATAGTTGAAAAAACAATAGAGCTGGGCAATGATGAAGAAGGTAGATTTGTAAACGGTGATGTAAAGATTTCAGAGCGAAACGAAGCAGGTGCGTTTATCGAAAAGACTGTTTCGTTGCCGGTTGTATTTGTGACTAAGGAAAAGCAGTTTTTGATACAATATTTCACACACAAGCAAGGCCGCGTTCCTGCTGAACGTGTTGGTTATGTTCCTGATAAAAAAACAAAGGGTGAAACATTTGTAAACCCTTTCCATTACGGGGCATTGCCATATTTGAAGAAAAGCATAAAGAGCGTTGCGGAGTTAGACTTAACCATGCACTGCCATACGTTCCCGCAAAAGGTAAGATATGTAGAATCGTGTCACACGGATGCAAACGGTGTTTGCTCTACATCCGGGCAAATGATAAACAACTGTAATCGTTGCGGCTCAAAAGGATTCCTTACACATGATTCTTCTAAGGATGTTCTCGACTTCAAATTGCCGCGCAATAATGATGAGCTGATTGATTTAAGTAAGTTGATGTATTACTTCTATCCTCCGATTGAAGGAATTAAATTTCAGGATGAGTATATCAATTCACTCACCGAGAAATGCTACAAAGCAGTATTTAATTCGGAGGTATTCAGTAAAGACCAGGTGCAGAAAACGGCCACTGGAACAAACCTCGACATTCAGAATGCATATGACCCTATGAGCGATTACGCGAATAAGGTTGCTGACTTCTGGAAGAAAACGGTATTGATGATTGCTGTAATTCTTGATTACAACGATTGTATTGCAGAGGAGAAATATCCGAAAGACTTCAAACTAAAATCTGTTACTGATCTGTTGAACGATTTGAAGACTGCAAATGATAGCGGCTCACCTTCATTCATCGTTACCGAAATAAACCGCGATATCGCCAATCAGCTTTATCTGGACAGGCCAATGGAGATGCTGAAGTATGAAGTAAAACAGCGCCTTGCGCCATTCAGCGGTAAAACACCTTCTCAAATTTCTTTAATACTCGCTCAGGATGATGTATTGAAGAGAGATAAGGTCCTGTTTAATTACTATGAGCAGTTTTTGGAGGAGCTAGAGGAACAATCTCTAAAAGCAGAAACCGGATTTAAAGAATTGCTGAGTGATGATACGTTGTTCGCGCAGTTGACGCTGGCAAAAAATGCAAAACTGATTTGGTTCTATGATTTGCCATTCAATTTGCAGAAAGCATTATTAACTGCAAAGGCCGAAGAGAAGTTGGCAGATATTGAAAGTGAAACTCCTTCAGCAACTCCATTTGGTGGAGCCGGTGATGGGGGGGGGATTTAGGAAAGCTGCCATTGGCATTACAGCAGCTTGGTTTAGCAAGGCAACGCGCAGTAGATGTGGGCGATACGGCACTGGCAGAACAGTTAGGAAATGCAATGGATGAGTTGACAAATAAAATCAATGCTTAAAAAGCTAAACGAAATATCCTTACTGAAAGAAAAGTTTATCAATGAGCGCAAGGATGTTCTTGCCTCGGATGTTTCTGCGTTGCAAAAAAAGCTTTACACAAAACTATTCGACAAACTAATTGCCGCACTTGAAACGGAGCAGGGTAGATTAGTAAACAGCGATAAGAATATCAATGTTGCTTCGGTAGTTGATAAGGTGTTTAAGGATTTCGAGATAGACTTATCTAAAACAATGCAGGGCGTTACCGGTGACTATACAAAGCTCATCGGCTTCAATACGCAATATTTTCAGGAGTTCAATACTGCACTATTTGCTTCCGTAAAGCAGGATGTGACAAATGCAATGCAAGCCAGAGCCGGCTTTAACTCGAAAGGTTTCGAGAAAGACGGATTTATTGACTCGTTCATTAAAGATAAAAGCATTGCCAGGACCGTAAAGCAAACTGTTTTAAGCGGTGTGCTCAACGGTACCAAGCTGAGTGATCTAACAAAGACATTGAGTGCAACAATCAATGGCACTGATAAATCCTCCGGCATTTTAGACAACCATTTCAAAACCTACGTCTACGATACCTATTCACAGTTTGACGCAGAAACAGGAAATCAATTTGCTGTTCAGCTTGATTTGAATTATGGGGTGTATGCAGGTGGTTTAGTAGATGCCAGTCGCCCCTTCTGCATTGCTCGCAATGGCAAATCATTCACGCGCGAAGAAATACAGGCATTCGGAACTCCGCGCGATAAATTCGGAGGCTATACCAATAAAAGCAAAGGCGAATTTGCCGGTAAGAACAAAGATTATATACCGGAGCGCGACAGAGGAGGCTACAACTGTGGCCACATTCTGAATTGGTGCTCATACACCATCGCAAAAAGCATTCGTTCGGATATTCCTAAATCAATTTACGATAAACAAAAAGCAAAAGTATGAAAGTAGTTAGAGATGAAGAGGTGAAAACAGAAACTCAAATCAAGAAAGAGAAGAAAGAGGCTGGTAAAGTCAAAGTAACCCGCATGATGGTATTCAAAGCAAAGTTTGCCGTGAAAATGCAGTTGGTGAAGCTATTCCTGTTTAAATTCTTCGACATCCGAGAACATGCCTACGTCATTTTCACTTATGATTTAATCTGTAAGCATAAGAACCCGAAGCGCAGTGAGTTTATCGCTCTGGCAAAACTGAGCAGGAATGCAACGGATGAGCAGATAAAAGAAAAGCTGTTCACCATCAAGCCTCCTCAAACATTCGATGAACAGAATAAGCCAACCAACGAGTGTAAGTTCAACATAGTGGAGATCAAGATTAAACCGGTTGGTAAAATCAAGAGCGTATGAGAAGATTATTTACTGATATAATTCGACTTATTAGAAACAGAAATTCATACTGCTTAATTTATAAGGAGAAGAATCAAAAACTTATTAGCGTGTCGCATACCGCCAATCCTCCAGAAACTAATTCGATGCTATGTGAAACGGTTTTGCTATTGAATGCAATGCCAGAGTATGTAGCGAAGCAGTCAAATGAAAGCGCGGAACCAAAACCAGCATCAAGCCAATGAAAATCGGAATCGGCATAACTACATGCGCACGTCCTGAACTGCTGAAGAAAATGCTTTCTCAGCTAAATAAGCTTTCTCCGGAAGCAAAAGTATTTGTTAATGATGATACCGAAAAAAGACAAGGGGTTGCAATGTCTAAAAACAACTGCATTTCCGCTTTAGATGACTGTGATTATATTTTTCTTTTAGACGATGACTGCTGGCCTTTAAAAAAGGGATGGGAAGAACTCTTTATCAACCATGCTATCGCAACGCAGAATAATCATTTCTGCCTTATCTACCCGACAGACACAAATAAATATTTGAAAACTGTAGATGGCATAGAATATTTCAGTCACCCGGGCGGTACCGTATTGTTCATTACTAATTATGCCGTTCGCGTAGTTGGAGGAATGGACTGCAACTATAAGCAGTATGGCTGCGAGCACACCGGATACTCCATGCGGATTCATAATGCTGGACTAACAAAGCATCCGTTTATGAGTATTGCCGGAGCGATGGAATACTTTCATTGCCTTGACTACAAAAAAGAGGCAAACAGCAGTATTCCCGATGCTGAAAAAAAGAAGTTTGTAGAGTTAAATTCTCCTCTTCTTAAAAAAGAGTATCAAGACTGTTCATTCAAGCCTTACAAGAAAGAAAATTACGTATGCTCTATTTATCTGCTTGGAGCCAAGTATTCAACTTATGGAAACTTTACCCAGAGAAAGAATATTGAATTGCTTAGAGCATGGGCAGTTTCATTGAAAAAAAACAATTTGACCGGCATCTTGTTTCATAATTGCTTTACAAGAAATGAGCAGGATTTATTCTATGGCTTACCAGTAAAGTTCATCAGAGTTAATCCACCGGCAAAGTTTCAAAGCGGACTATACAGGTATGAGCTTTATCACAAATTCATTTTGAATTATGCGCCATACATTGATAATATTTTCTTTTCCGATTCTACCGATGTTGAAGTGCTTAGGAATCCAGTGATTCAAAAGGAATACGATCGCGATAAAATATATATCGGTTGTGAGCCTGTTAAAGCCGGAAATAAATGGATGCGCGATGCTGCCAAGGGTTACAGCAAATATTTCAAGTTGCTGGTGGATGATAAAGAGTTTGTTAATAATACATTGCTTAATGCCGGCCTCTGCGGAGGATCTTTAGAAGCAATAGCCCCATTTATAAAGCGAATGGCCGAAGAATGTATTTCGATGTATCCAGTTGCAGAATATCAGGATATGCCAATCATTAACTATCTCGGTTATACAGAATTTAGAAACAAAATCGTTTACGGTGACTTGGTAAATACTGTTTTCAAGGCATACGAAATAGATAACAAAAAGGCTTGGTTCAAACACAAATAATTATGAGAAAATTTACAAACAGAATAGAGATGCTTTCGTTAGTCCCGGCCAATAGCGCAATAGCCGAATTAGGGGTTTATGCCGGTGAGTTTTCAGAGGCTTTATTTAGAACTAACCCGAAAGAGCTTTCATTGATTGATAGATGGAGTAATGAAGATATTGAATGCGGAGATGCCAATGGAGAAAATATACAAGTGCGTAATGGAATTGAGTTGTATCTATCTGTTAGCAAAAAGTTTGCAATGTTTTCAAATGTGATTGTTCTAAAACAGAATACATCCTTCTTAGCTAACTATAAGAATGATTGGTTCGACTTAATTTATATTGATGCTGACCATCATTTTGAAGGTGTGTTGATGGATTTAATAATGTCTTTCGATAAAGTAAAAAACGGTGGATTTATTATGTGCCATGATTACAATTCACCAGAAGCAGGCGTAAAGGATGCAGTAGATAAGTTTTGCAGTGATTACGGCCAGGCTGTAGAATACATTGCGCTTGATAAAAGCAACACAGCAGGAATTAAAATAAAGAAGTAATGAAAAAAATACTATCCCTTGCGCAGGTAAGGCAGGAGCATAAATTAGTCTGTCCAGAAGTATCGCTGGAATTCTTCATCGAGCATTATTGCAAGAGTATTTTACGTAATGAAAAGTTTGGCACCGTAGAGATTATTGTCACTCCTAGATTCAG